TTTGCATCATCGTTTGGTAATGGTAAATTTCCATCCGTTGGATATGTCGACAAATGGCAAACATTTAAAGGTCGCTATGATGTCAAACTTTTAGCCAGCCATTGTCACAGGCAGGATCATTCCATTTCGCGTAGATCAAAAGATGGCAAATACGGTCAAGGATGGGTTACCCCCGCCATGTGCCGTAAATCAGCCCAATTTAATCCGTATGCCGGATGGGATAACGGATGGGCTGTGGCCCGAAATAATGACGGTAAGGTAAGCGTTGAGATTGTAGTGGTATAATACCATGAGCCGTACAAAAGTGGTCTATAAGCGCTTAAAAGTAGCCTGGGGCTATGCTTATGTAAGCGAGGATAAAATAGAGCTGTACGACAAACTAAAAGGCCGCAAGCATCTTGAAATTCTGATACATGAAAAGTTGCATTTGCTTTTTCCTGATTTGGATGAAAAGGCTATTGTAAGGCATAGCCGTGAGCTTAGCAGTTTGCTTTGGAAACAATCATACAGACGGGTAAAATGATGACATTACAACATATTGAAGTCATTTTGGATAAGATGTTTGAGATATCTGGCCGCTCGTTAACTTATCAGGATGTCAAGGATGAGGTTGACTGGTACAGAAAATACACAATGACAACCGTTGAAAATAAGATATGGCGGGCCTGGGTGGTTGATTATCTGCTAAAAAATAGGCTTGTAATAGGCAAGCAAAGGGCTGTAAAAACAGCCGATTGGTTTGATTTATGCTATGGTCTTAAGATTGACGATGGCGAAAAATAAAGCCCTAACTCGGCAATAATCCGAATTAGGGCTGATTTGCTTGCAATATATTTAAACTATTGAGAGCTGTTCTGACTTTACAAATCGTTTATCAGCCAACTCGAGATTTACAATAGATTGCTTAAAATAGCTTTCTTTCAACTCTATACCGATTGCTTTGCGACCCATTGATACCGGGCTATAAACTTCAGAGCCTACCCCCATAAATGGAGTTAGAACAATTTCGCCAGGATTAGACCAAAGGTCAACGCATCTATCAATAACATCCAATTGCAATGGATGTACGTGCTTTTCATCGTCAGGATCTTTACTATCCCGAAACGGCAAAACATTTGATATTCTAATGTCATCCCAAACACTAGATGCGTAGCGTTGCCATATGTAGTGATTCAACTTTGTAATTTTATCCGATTCATTGGTTTTGTTTAGATGATCCCAAAGCTGGTCGGCATTTAGATTGGTTCCATTGGCATTATTCCAAGCCTGTAAAATGTTTGGCAAAATCGGCGTTTCACCAAAATACTCATTGATTCCAAATGGGTGCATCACTGGCACTTCGACATCTCCTTTTCTTTTGAACAAAAGCAAATAGTCAGGTTGAGCTGGAAAACATTGCGTAGCATCTTCGACTATTAGCTTATGCATTAGGCTTTTAACCATTGTGCGCATCCTAACTTTTAAAGGTTCTTTCCAAATGGTAACCCGGCCTTTATATTGAAATCCATGCTTTTCATGTAGGCGTATAACCTCATGCGGAAAATCCCAGCTGCTGCCGTTGTTATCAACTACCTCAGTTACGTGTACGGCATTGATGCGGCCCCTTTTCGTGACCCTAGCCATCTCAGCTATTAGATAATCATATTGTTCTAAAAATTGTTCACGACTTTCGCAATTGCTAAAATCATTTTCAGAGCTTGAGTAATTATAAAGACCTGCAAAAGGAGGCGAATATACCGACAGGTCTACGCTAGCGTCTGGCAATGTTGGCAACACGTACATGCAGTCCGAATTGTAGATTGCATACTTGTCTGTAATTACTTGGTTTTTAATCATAAAAATTTAGGTAGTGTGATTGATTTGTTAAACTGTGTTTTTGTGATGTTAAAATCTGAGTTTGTTTGTTGTGTTAGGTTTTCAAACATTTTAGCTGCCTTTTCTTTTTTGACTAGTAGGCTGTCCATGATTTTAGTCTGACCATCTGATAGTATAAGGTCAACTGTAACAGGTTTTTTTTGCCCAAACCTCCAAAAACGCCTGATTGCTTGGTAGTATTGTTCGTATGAATATGTCGGAAAATATGTCGTATGGTTGCAGTGTTGCCAATTTAAACCAAAGGCAGTAATTGATGTTTTGGTAATTAGCTTTTTAATATCCCCATTTGAAAACGCCATCAATATATCTTCCTTTTTATCAATATCCATATTACCCTTAACCTCTACAGCGGATTTGTCAATTGAACCAACTAAATCTGCCTCATCGTTAAGATTTACCCAATACACCGATATATCGTGATGATTGGCTAGTTCCACCGCCATTTCACATCGTTTATTGATTGTAGACCTAACTTCAGATTTAATTTCCTTAAATGTTTGAGCTGGAAATGAAAATAAGGCTCCTTGTCCATTTATAGCTAATGGCTCTGTGTTATTTACAATTACCTGGTTTTCTATCAGTTTAGGCAAAATGTGTCGCTCATCAGTAAAACCTAAATCAGATGGTTTACGGCACGATACAGACCATGATGCAACCCAACGCCAAAAATCCTTTTCTGCATGTGGCTTTAAATACCATTCCATGCCTAACCTGGCTTTATCTATTTGACCAATTTTTACTGTGTTATTATTATTGTTTTTAAAAAATTTGCCAAGCATATCAGTATATCCTAAATAGCCCAACGCCTCGGATGATGTGCCAAGCTCAATGTAATCATTTGGACTAGGAGTCGCTGTAAACAAAAAACGGTATTTAATTTTTTTAAGAAACGATGTGCATTCGTTTTTTATAGCACCTTCAAAGTTTTTAAGTATTGAACTTTCATCTAAGATTACACAATCAAAATCAGCCGAATCAAAATAGTGCAAGCGCTCATAATTGCATACAACTATTTTAGACTTGTATTTACCATCTTTGCTGTATTCAATATCTGATATATTAAATTTTTTAGCTTCCTTGATAAACTGAAATGCTACAGCTAGTGGGGTAATTATTAGCGCCGGCTTATTGGTTGCTAAAACATAGTTATAAGCTACTACCAATTCAATAATTGTCTTACCTAATCCGGTGTCTATATAGCCGGCAAACCTGCCTTTTCTAATTGTCAATTCAATTAAATGCTTTTGATAGTCAAATAATTTATCTGGTAGATAATTGCATTTTATTCCATAGTCGCTAGTACTATGTCTTTTTGATTCTAAAAATTCCTGATATGTCATGTTTTGTGTGTTTGGGTTTTCATTTATTGTTTTCAATCCATTGCTCAAAAGTTGGATATCCGGGCTTGATTGATCCGGTCAAAAGGTTAGTGCATTCCGCGGCCCATTGTACTTTTAACTCCATCATCCGGCCAAACTCGTGATCGGACTTGTACCCGGCTGAATACGCCTTCCGCTTGACCCGTTCCTCGTCTTCATTTTTAATGCCCTGTATTTCTGCATTAGAGGCCGCAGGAACGACTTTTATTCCACCGTCAAGTAATCTACCCATAAATTCGCTGATTAGCTTCTGGGTCTCCGGGGATAGTTCCTGAGCGTTTTCTATTGGTTTCTCCTCTTGCGTGTTGTAATACTTAGAAGAAACACCGTTTAACCAATGCCACACTTTCGAGGCGTTAAGGTTGTAAAACTCCGGATCGTCAAGAATCCGCTGGCTTATCACCCGTTGCTTCGCTTCATCCGGGATGTAGTTGAACTGGTTGCAGGTCGTGATGAGTGCTTGGAGAAGTTTCTTTAACTCTTCCCGGCCCTGCTCCCCTTTGCTTGCAAGGTCTTCGTACTGGTTGATACCTCTCGTTACCTTTAGGCTTTTGAGGCAGTCGATGAAAAATGTTCGCATTGTTCTATGGTTTTAAATATCTGAAAAGCTACTTGCGGGACGATTGCGTTACCTCCTCCTTTGATTGATTCTTTCCTCCATTTTGAAAAGGTAATTCCGTCCAATCTATCGGAAAGCCCATCATCTCCATTACAAATTGGGGAGACAGATGGGAACGAGTTCCAAGCATTTCGTTTATTTGACTGCCTAAATCGTCTCCTTTCCAATTCTCCGTTTTCCAATGCATCCTTTCGTCTGAAGTTCTTGGAGTTGGAAGTAATTCTCTTCTCAATGCCATTCTTGTCAAACTTTTCTGATTGTCCCCTTTCCCTGCTTTCGTTGCTTCCGTTGCACATGGTGTCGGGAGCATTCCAATTACCTGAGTCGCTAAGTTCGGCATCGTTGTTCCGTTCGGATATTTTTCCATTCTTGCTTTGAACTTGTCCAAGTCCATCACTTCCTTCCGTGTTGTTGGAGTTAATAGAAGTCCAGCTTGTGCCATTTGTGTTAAATGGATTCCATATTTCCGACCCGTTGTATGGCTTACATTCTGCCCGTTGGTTAATGATCGTTGACTTTGCGAGTCCGTTAGTTTTACGGTTGGCAATAAACCAGATTCTGTCCCTTTTGTGCGGTGCGTTGAGGCTTGCAGCTGGAAGTAATACCGGGAGGACTTCGTAACCTTCAGCTTCCAAGTCAGAACACACCGTATCGAATACCAGTCCCCCGTCCCAACTAACAAGCCCACGAACATTTTCGCCCACGATGTACCGAGGTTGGACTTCTCGAATAACTCTAAGCATCTCCGGCCAGAGATAGCGAGAGTCTTCTGTGCCTTTTCTTTTTCCTGCTGTTGAGAATGGCTGGCATGGTTATGGGAAGCCACCGGTAACGATGATGTCATCGTTTCTCCAGTGGCTTCCAAATCGTTTTGAAAGTTCAGCGTTAATTGTTTCATATGTTAAAGTATGAATATCTGTATGATGGTATGAGTCAGGCCAGTAATGTTTGAGAATTGTTCTTGGAAAGTCTGCGATTTCACAAGTCGCTAAGGTTTTCCATCCCATCCAATGAGCCGCCAAACTGAAACCACCTATGCCTTCAAAGAGCCCGATGTGTATCACGTTTTCTTCCTTTTGTGTATTGATTATTATGAGGTGAGTATTTTCTTGTATGTTCTGATTTTGGTAAACATTCAAGATTTTCAATTCTATTATCAGATTTTATCCCATTCAAATGATGTATATCCCAATTTTCAGGAATCAATCCTCTTTCTTTTTGCCATACATATCTATGCATTAAGCATCTATCATCCTTTGTCAAAGAATAATATCCGTTTGGCCTTAATGTAAATTTCTTACCATCATATTCTTGATATGGTTGAAAATTTGGCCCTCTTAATGTGTATCCTCTTAGTTTAAAAGCTTTGTATATACATTGCCTTGTGAGATTATTTCTCTTAGCAGTCTGTTCAAGAGATAATCCAGATAAGTATAATCCGTATAATTCCTCATATTTTTCATTCTTTCTTTTCATGCCACAAATATATAAGGTTGACAATTGTAAACCTATTCCTGAGAATAATTATCCATGTGTCATCTGTTTTTATTTAATCTTTGCCATTCACTCTGCCCGGTAGTCCCCTTGTCCCAGTTCCAACCTTTGGCGATCATTTGTCTAACCCATTCAACACCTGTCCGTGTGTCTGGGTGTTCGTGCCGGAACATATCCTCGTATGCCCGTAGCTGTTTTTTTCTTTTTCTCATATGGTTAAATTCCTTTTAGAAATTCCTCGTCTGACATCCTTTGTTTTTTCGGCTTGGTTCCTTTGGCATTTGAAAGCCAGGAGTTTAGCAGCCGTTTACAATCCGCGCCATCTGCATTGTGCAGTCTGTTTTGATCACTTGCCAAATGCATATAGCTTTCTTCAATTGCCTTTTCGATATCTTTTCCTTTATGTATTATCTTAACATTTCCCATGTATATTTCATCAAGTTGGGCGCGAAACCAAGAGAGAGTTTTAGTATTTAGTATATTATTAGTCTTTTGTATACTATTAGTATTTAGTATAGGGGCATTTTGACCGATATCGGTGATTTCCGATTTCGGTGATTTCCGATTTCGGTAAATCTCGGAATCGGGATTGTCTATGATAGTATAATCCCATCCAATAAAACGCGATTTAGAGTCGGTTACGCGCTCTGAGATAATATAACCTAAATTGATAAGCTCGGCAAAAACGCGATCAATTGTGCCTTGTTTATCGGCTTTCATCTGATCATATAGGTTTTGTTTGTATATAATCCAGTCTGCCGGCAAGCTTAAAAGATGCAGCATCATGCCTTTTTGCTCAAGGGTCAATGCATCGCTTTTGGCTATCCTATTTGTAATTGTTGTAAACTCTGAAGCTGATTTGCTTTTAACTATTCTTCCTGTATTCATAAAATAAAAAGGCCCGGTCATTTTAAGTGCGCGGCATAATCCATCGAAAACCTGGCCCACTACAGCCGGGGTTGTTGGTCATGTTAAAAATCCGGTTAACTTTTTCGCGGGCCAGTGCTTAGTTTATTTTGATTAAAAATGCAGTTAGCAAAACATTGGTTACAAATAACCCAGCCAATAGCCGACCAAAACCAATTCTGATTTCATATCCGTCATTGTATGGCGCGGTCATTGTAACAACTAAAAACAAAATAATGCTAACAAATAGCCCCCAGCCAATTATGGCCGCAAGCATGCGCGGTTGATTTTCTTTGATGCTCATTGTCCAAGCACTTTATCAACCTCAGCTATTTGCGCATCTTTAATGAGCATGCGCAATGTTTCTGTCATGCAATAGCCTAAATCGGCCGATTTGCTTCGTAGCCAAGCGTGTTGAGCTAAATCAAGCCTAACGATGACCGTTTTGCTTTCAATGCCTACAGGGCCGCGTTTACCGCGTTTTTGCTTCACTTTTTCCATCTGTGTTTGTTTTTTGGTTTTAATTGGGTTGAGATAAAATTTAAACATTAAAAGTAAGATTGAGTTGCCTGCCGTACTGTTGCTGGTAGTTGCCAATCAGCTTGTTTGCTCTAATTGCAATTGGTTTAGCCTTTTTGCGCAAGTACTCAACCGCATCCAATAACTGTTGATCGGAGCGAATCAAGCGGTAGCCGTTTGGCGTGGATGCGATGCAAAGACCATCAAGCATTACCATATCCTCGACCATTCTGCGCATTTCGCGGTCAGATAGCTTTTCGCCATGACGGCACAAATGCATCAAAAGGTCGCTTCGCTTTATAAACTGATGCGCGGCAAGCTGATTGTATATTTCAGATTTAATCCAGGTTTGCATTTGACGGGTCATCCTTTTGAAAAGTTTTTCAAAATAACCTTTAAGCGCTTTTCAAGCTTTCGTTTTGTTTGCTCACTATAGTTCGCATTGTTGCGCCAATAGCACAACGAACCATTAGCCCAATGGCTATCTTTTAAATAATGGCAATTGTCCAGGTTTGTTCCTTGCGCCTTCATTCGTGCAGATTTAAAATGATCTCTTCATGATACTGGCGCCTTGCACAAGCTTTTACAATCAGCTCACGCATTTGGGCTTGCACGGCTAAATCAGCCGGTACATGTTGAATTATTATCCGGCTCTCTAAAGGCAATTCAAATTTGTATTCAATTTCACCGGTAAAAGTGTTTCCAAATTCCTCAGCCAAATAGTTAACTAAGTATCCTTCCGGCGCACCGGTTGCCATCATTTGCATTTGCAGCTGATAAAAGTATTCTTTTGGCATTACAGATGGATTTTCAGTCAATTCTGCTTTGCGCTCAAAAAATGTTG